CAATATCCCCAGTTCGTACTCACCGATAGCGGTACACTATCCTTCTTTAACTTCTTCACAAAAGGATGATAATCATGAGCTTACTCGAACTTCTTGACTTACTTGGCTGGAAGCGCAAGTAGCACATCGCCCCGGAGGCTAACCCCTCCGGGGATTTTTATTAAAATAATTTCTTGACAAATAATAAAATTATTATATGGTGGTGCCATGTCCAAGACATCAAACCCCAAACAGATAACCAAGATTGTTATTGACGAGGCCAATGGCTTGACACACGTTTATATGTCAGACCTTAGCCCGAAGATAGTTAAAGCCAATACCTCGGCCCCAACGAACATTCCTACCAAGAGCGAATTCTCTTTTCGCGATGAATCCGTAGAATCGCAAGCAGTAGTTGAGAAGGCCTTTGATGAGGCATTCCCAGAGGAAGAACATCCCTCACTGTTCTGTCCTATCTGCGGTGGTCTGCTGGAAGAAAGACGGAAGGGTAACTACGAGTTCATTCAATGTGTGAGTTGCTCACTGGCCGTGCAAGGATGTGATAACGATGACCCGGAGACAGCGTATGAAGAGGCATGGAATAATGCTCGATTCTTCATTGACCATTGTCCTCCGCTTCTGCGCCTCCAACCCGGTGCCGAAATCCAGTACTTCGACGGTATGTTCCGTCGGCATACCGGAATCGTTGCAGGAAGAACCCGTGTCTCCATGCGCATCCTGTTGGAAGATGGGCGAAGCATTGAACCCGGCAGGATAGTTGAATGGCCGTGGGGAATGGAGCAAGCCGAGTAACCATGAATACATTGCAAATAGGAGATGAACTAGTAGTAAACGAAAGTAATTCAGGCTATCATTATTTCCGAGTAACAGAGATTTATAGAAATGAATCAATGTTTTTCGGGGTTTGTCTCAAAACAAATGAAGTAGAACAATTCAAATATGAAGATGTTTCTGAATGGCCGTGGGAACTTGAAAGGGTAAACTAATCATGAATACATTGCATCTATCAACCACACAATACTTCGCGCTTGCAGGCCTTTTCGCGCTTGCGGGTGTAGCTCTCCGCGGCTTAGGAGGTACTGCCCTCACCGAGATGGCCAAGAGGCTGAAAGCTCACTTGAAGCTCATTGGCATTGAGACCAATAGCTACCGGACGAGAGGAAGCGAGTATACCCTATATGAGCGCAAGGAAATGGAGAACATATATAACCATATCTTCAATACCTCGGTTCAGTGGGTTATCTTTGGGCTAATCGGACTGACCGTAAGTATCATTGCCGAGTGCCTCTACACTCTTCCCGCACCTCCGCTTTATGTCCTCTCTCTTATCTCCGCATGGATTGCCGCATGGTATCTCTTTATTGTTTTATCTAACTACATAACCACAGGGGTTTTCATGTGGATGACCCGCTATCGACTTTACCGCGAATACCCAAACATCAAATTCTAACATGGAAAAGAATCAAGTTAAACTCGGAATGATTGTCCGCGTCGACTACGGCCCTTGCGGTCGCGTCGTGGAAATCGACAACGAAAAGGACTTCTACCCGTACAAGGTATGCTATTCGGGAGGATTAGCGGAGTGGGCCTCTGCTTACCAGATGGAAGAAATTCTAGATGCGCCAGAAGAAGTTCTAGATGCGCCAGAAGAATCTGTCCGCGCCAGTTGCAATAACACCGCCAAACCCCGGCGACCGTTCAAGAGAGGGGATAGGGTACAATACGTTCCTCGTGGCTGGGTAAGCTACGATGAAGAGCCTACGCCCTATCAAGAGTACGCGGTTTACGATGATGAAAACAGCGACGGCTGGGTAGCTATCGATGGAGTGACCACTAGCTACTTCAACACCGTTATGTTCTTTGACCTCAAACTAATTGACTAACCATGACCACAACGATATTTGTTAGTATTACTGACATCCTCGCATGGGGTGCTATTGCTCTGTGCGCCCTCGCCCTATTCACCCTGTGGGTAATCGAAACCATTAAGAAACACATCAAAAGAAAATGAACGACGAACCAAATTGTTGGACCTGCGCATACAGTGACCTCCCCGAAACCGCGGAACCCTGCGCCAGTTGTGACATGTACTTTAGCCACTTTGAACCCAGTGAATCCACGGAATCCACGGACACCGCGGCAAGCGAGGATGCACGGAGGTGCTCCCTCTGCAAATTCCGTGATGTCCCGATAGTGCAATCCCCCTGCCAGAAGTGTGCTCTCACTCCCGGACTTCCCTGCTACACCGTCGACACCAACAAATTGGTAGAGATGGAGAAGTTGAAGCGGGAAGAAGCAAAGCAGAAGGAAGCCGAGATGGCTGGTCCTACCTGTCTGACATGTAAACATAAGGGGGTATCTATCCTAGAGGAACCCTGCATCTCCTGCAACGGCTATCAGAATTATACCCCAGATGAATCTGCGCCATGTGCCGAAGGTACGGACGAGAACGATGATGTCATCGAACCGTGCAATACTTGCACTCACCGGGATAACCTCCGTTGCAATCCTCCATGCTCTCATTGCCGACAGGAGCGGGGAATTGAGTACCCGGAATTTGAAGAGGATAAAGGGGATGAAGAGGATGTCCCCTCCCCCTGCGCTACCTGTAAGTACGGGGACTTGCCCGGAACCGTGGGACCCTGTGCTTCCTGTTTCGACGAGGGGGCTGGACCATCCCCTGAACTACGAGGAAGCCACGGATTCCGGGGACGAAGGTTCCACGGATTCCGGGGTCAAAGGAATCGTGCCGAAGCATATTGTTGATATGTTTACCGAAAGAGTGGAGCAAGAGGTGCGACGGCATTTTGAAGCCCACAATGCTCGTCCACGTCCTTGCCCCTACTGCGGAGAAATCCCGGAGGTCGTGGGGGGAAACCATCTATCCCGGAGAGGAACATTGCTATGTCGTCTGCAACGGGGCCAAGCTTCTTCCTCATAGCATTTCCATTCATGGCCTCACTCGCGAAGAAGCGGTAGCCCGCTGGAATAGCTTCGTATTAACTATGAAGTCCCAAGAAAAATGAACGCTCACTGGACAACCATTAGCGGGGGAGGATTCGTCCTCCCCATTAACTCCATACTAATCGCGGAGGGAGACCTCGCCGCATAACATTTCATCTCATGAACCTTCCATACATTGGACAAATCAAAGGGCTTCGCCAATATCTTATTGACGAGCGCATTCTCTCTCCTATCGAAGTTGGTCTAGCCTCCGACACAGAGCTACTCGACACAATCATTAAACGAGGATATTCCTTCGTCGTACCCTACAATGGTAGCTATACGACTGGGGATGAAATCCTTCTAATCCCTAATGACGCATTGAACCATGCAGTCAAATTCTCACGCTAAACGTATGTACACACTAATCGGATTCCTTCTCGGTATTCTCTTCTACTACATCATCGAGAACAATAACGACAACGACTTTACCCCTGCATGAAGAAGAACAGTAGAGGACTAATCGTCCATCCCGGATTGAAACATCCACGGAGGCCACGGCATAGTACTCCCCCGGTAAAGAACATACCGAAGGGCTACATTGCCACTGGGGAGATTGCCGATAAAATCGGGAGAAGCTCCGTGTGGGTAATTCACGCCCTGAACCGATTGAAGGTCAAACACGTTCGTTGCGGTCACACTCTGTACTGGGAAGGGGAAGGAGCCAATGAATATATTCAGATGCAGGTCAAAGGCCTATATGACAGTATCCCGGAAGGGTACGTTGATGTAGCTACCGCATTGGAATCTACGGGCTTGAAGTCTCCGGCGTATCTGACCACCCTATTCAAGCGGGGCAAGGTTCAACGTGTACGGTATCGTGATGATAGCGACCCTCGCGGTCGTAGGACACGGTTTGCGTACAATTTGCTTGACCTCCTTTCTCATTTGGGTTTAGATAGCTCTGGCGTATGAGAACGACCTACTCCACAACCAGAACCATACAGAAGGGCCAGAGCAATCAACAAACCTTGCTCGGTCTCCTTCTGAATATCGACCTCCTTGACTTCTCCCTCACCATTGATAACATACGTGTTCTTCTGTACATGCACGCCAATGGCTTCGAGCAGAAACATGAGAATCCGACAATAAGTGAGGGCACTCGCATCCCCATATCTTCTCTTTACTCTATCCTGCGCAAGCTGGAAGAAAAAGGGTATATTGAATACGAGGGAGTGAGGGGGTCGAGGAAACAAACTAAAAGTAAACTAACTCCGAAAGGTATCACTTTCTGTCGTGACATCTTCCGGCCACAAACCATCTAATCAACAACATGGAAAAGAATAATCTCAATGAACAGGCAGAAGTCGCGGCCAAGCTCTATAGCATGGCTGAACTTCCAACCCCGTGGGACCAGCTCACCGCGGTAAAGAAGAAGCCCTACATGAACATGGCGGGCAAACTAATCAAGGGAGAGGCTGACATCTTTGCCCAGCTGACGGCGAAGTACTGTGTCCAGCTTGGCGTACCCGGCAAGTACAAGACTATCATCTCCGGGATTATTAGTGCCGCCCTTGGAGCTTTAGCCATGTTTGGAGCGTTGGGGCAGAGTAGTTGCACCTACGCGGATGTGAGTAAGGACCGCGCAGTTATCTGCAATGGAGAATCCTGTGTAATCGTTAGCCCCGGAAGGTTGACCTTTACGCAGGAACAGCCCAAGACGGATGCAGGTCCGGTAGTAATTCCCTCCAAAGAATACTGCAAATAATATGGCAGAAGAGTACAGCGAGATTCCACAAGCTCCTGACCTCTTTAATCATCCCGTACCCTCGGTTCCCGTGGGTACGGAGATGTTTAATGAGGCCCCGCCATTTGATTCAATGCCAGACCCGATTGCCCCTGTCTATGGGGATAGTGATGTAGGGACGTTCCATACCCCGGTATATAATGATGACCCCCTCATGCGCAACCGGGAAGAGAGCATGTTCGCCATTGTGTATGACCCAGAGGATTCCGGGCCTAACGCAAAGGTCATGTACACCTGCGGTGTTGTCATTGATGATAATGAGGTGCATGAAATTGGTGGTGCGCCGGGGACGTTGAAGGCAGTGGATAGTAAAGAGAAGGCCCCATTAGATGATGACATCATCTGGTATGTCAATGTTAAATCCGACCGCAAGTCCTCCACCGTGTCTAGTAAGAAAGACACCAGCGCGGACTTCTCCGTCCCCATTGCGAGGACGAGCAAGGGCAGGAACGGATATATCCAGCAACTTCACCGTGGTGCTATCTTCATTGGAGGTGGCGGTGGGGGCGGCAAGTTCCCATACAAGGTCACGACGACTAAGGAGCAGGACGCAAACAAGAACTGGCATACCTACGCAGTTATCGAGCCGGGTGGTTTCCGTGATACCGAACGGAAGAAGGTGGAGATTGACGGGTTCAAGGACGGCGCGGCTAAGAAGGAAATCGTAACCGACGGTGAACTTCCCGTACTCCTTGAATGGGAATACACTTGGCCCGCCAATACCGTGACGAACGCCAAGCTGGTTGTTGATGATAAGCCGTGGGATGGTAAGGAGGTAATCACTCCGATTGAGAGTGCCGAGGGAACGGGTAAGAGCAAGTGCGCGATTGCCATCCTGACGGTAACGCGAAACCCGCAGGACAATAGTCTTGACGCAACCGTGAAATCCCAGCTGGTCAATACTGGACTGGCCGCCGTCTGGTACAGCGGATATGTTGATGGCGTTAGCGGACGTGTTGGGCAATATGCAGAAGTAAGTACCGTAGCACCATGAAGTCTCACCTCTTACTCCCCACGAACTCGTCGAAGGATATTTCGGTTTTAATGAGGAAGAATAATCCTGACTACACTGAACAATATAAAAGTAGTTTGTGGTATGGAACCCAAGGACCCACGGTTTCCGGGCTTCCTGTACCTCTAGGTCGAGCCGTAGCTATTTCACCAAACGCAACGCATAAACCGGGGATTAAGTGCAAGAACCTTGTGGACGCGTGGAAAGTCTTCAACACATTGAAAGGATTTAATTCCATCGCGCTTCCGGCGAAGTTGCCTAGTCAGAATGGCATTCCCGGAGGCGTCGATGCTCGTACTCAATTTCGAGTATACGAGCCAGCACTTTGGTTCGCATGGCAGGGAGTGCCGGAAGGAACTGAAATTACTCCACATGAAGTCACATTGCAGGAAGCCCGCGATTGGCCCTACTATGACGACGGCTGGCTATACCAAAACAGTATATACGGACCACATTATGGAAGCGGATTTATGGATAATATGTGGTACATTGAATCAGAAAGTGGAGCAGTTTATCTGGATGTAAGTATCGATTTAAGCTTCAAGTATGAGAGAAAAACATCCTCTGGTGTATGGCAGACCTTTTCGATACTTGCCTATGTAGGCTACCCCATTAAATATTGGGCGAATGGGAATAAGGCTTCCATGCGAACAGTCACATGGAGCACCACGATAGGTGGAGTAGAAGTTGACTGCCTTGGAAGTTATTACTGTTGGACCCCCTACGTTGCCGCTCCCGAAATCTCCCAAATGAATCAATGGTTTAAGGGATTACAGTTCACGACACTTTGATATAGCAGTACAACTGGCTTATCGATTTCGTACATCGAAATGTCAGGACGTTAAACTCCCACGGAACCCACGGAACCCACGGCCAAATGGTCACAATGGGTTCCGTGGGTTCCTTCGTTGTGTCATACCCACTAGCGTGTGNAATTAAAAATTTCTTGACCAGAATCTTCTTCTGTGTATGATGGCGGGCATGGACAACAACATCCATTACATCATTAGCTCGTATAACCCCTCCCTTCATTGGCCGGAGAGGGAATCAAACCTAATCCATTACACGGTCAATTATCTTAAATCCCTGCACATCCCCGGCGAGCGCATTACCGTCATGTCCGAGGACCTTGGCGTTCTTTCATGGGCCAAAGCGGAGGGGCTGAACGTTGCCCGCGTCCCTGACACACCCGATGAAGCCATCCTCTCCATCGCCGCAGAGCATGCGGGAATGGACATCATGGTGCTCGATACTCAATGCCCGGTGCGCGAAGCGGACCTTCTCGATGTTATGGCTAGCCAGATAGCTACCGAGAAGGATGTCATCTTCATCTCCGCATACATGGGAATGACGCGGGCGGCCATCGAAGACTACCCTGCATGGACCAGTATAGTTGACGGTAGTGTGTGGGGGTTTCGGCACGATAGCGACCTGAAAGCCATTAAGAAAATGAGAAGTATCTATTATGTCTATCATGACGCGTTCGCCGGACACTTCGGAGTGAGCCTCGACTACCAATACGACAAGGAGGTTCTCGACATCGCCGTGAAACGCGGCTGGGAAAAGAGCGCAAGCACCGCTCCCTGCTCTGCGGATTATCCGCGCCGCGTGCAGATTATGGTTGACAAACCCAAACAGAATATCTAATCTTCATTCACACCATGAACACGAACCAATTATATTTTGACGGAAGCCTCGGACAGTTTATTCGCAAGGCGAACTATGAACTGGTAAGCGTAAACCCTACGTTGGAAGTTCAGCATGGAATATCCTCCCTTGTCCTCCATTTTGGCGCAGGATTTAAGGGAGACCTCCGGTTTAATTTCTCCCATGCCTCTGCTCTTCTTGTCAACGTCTCCCCGTCAAGCCCCTTTGCATGGAAGATTCAGTTAGCCCCGCTCAACGCCGGAGCCTTGCCTGTATGGAAGACAGTCGCGTCTGGCATGACGTCCTCGGTGAAACCCGGAGGCACTACTGACACCATTATCCTTCCGACCGATATATTTGAATTAGACCCTGCCGAATATCCTGTCGGGACCTACTGGATGACTGTTGAGTTCTCCAATACGGTTGACTGGTCCCGCACCTTCCCCTTCACTCTTCAAATCATCTAACCATGCAACTTGATTTATCCCACATCCTGCAACTCTACCCCGTATTGAAGGTCCTTCATTACCAGACAAGTAGTGGATTCCATCATGAACGATACGATGATGCGGTAGAAGAATTGGGCGGCATTGCCGACAGTTTCATTGAAACCTATCTCGGACTACATGGCCGCGACTGGATGGTAAAGCCCATGTTGGTGCGTCCCGTGTTGCCTGATACTTCTACTAATTGCATTCTCCTGTACAGAAATGTCATCCTACATGACATCGTTCCCTACCTCTACACCATTGCCGGGAATGAACCCGCGCTAAGGAAACTGGCAGAGGACTTCGAGCAGAGTGCTCAAAAGATTTACGGACTACTGAACAATTACGTCTAATAGAACCCATGCCTACAACAACTCGCGTCCGAGAATTTTTTCTTTGTTCCGACGGCCCGGAGAGCAACCCCGAAGTAATAGCCACGGTACTTCCAAGGCTTGACGGGGTTTGCTCCCGCGCCCGGTCTTTGACATGGGGCGTTATTGCCTATTCCCTCTCTCACTTCAACCTGCCATTCGGTGTTGCCTTGGAGAACATGAGGAACGGTTATTGTGCCCGCGTCGTAGGAACGTCTACTGGGGAGGAAACCGAGGATGGGGATGAAGCCGCCGACGTTACCCCTTGGTTCATCCTGCAATCCTTTAAGACGGAAAACGACGAATGGGACTACCGTTTCATGGCGTTGGAACCAATAGAGGCAGGAGCCGCCATTGATATGAAGAGGGATTATCTCCTTCCAGATGGATGGTATAAAGTCGGAGAAGAGGTAACTCTTCGCAACGATTTCATCGCCTCCTTCTGTTGGGAGATTGCCATTCCCGGCGACACCTTAAAAATAGAAACCGCAAACGCATAGACAAATGGAAAAGACAACAATTATTGACTACCCCGAAATGGGGATTATTCAGGTAAAGTATAGAAGAGCAACTCTGGTGGAAGTCTTCTATTGTGATGACAATGGAGACGAGGATAAAGTCCAATATCTTACCCGAGATAGCGCATTGGAAATAGCCCGTGGCTTTGTTCGTAACCTTTTTGGCTATAACGCAGTCCAAACTACGGATGGCATTAGCCTATTTCCTAAACACACTCCAATCCAAGAATCATGACCAACGAGATTAGTATTGTAGATAATAAGAGAGTAGGAATCCTCAAGGTGAAATATGAGGGAGATACCTTTGCCATCTTTAACTATTGTCGGGAGGGAGACGAGAAGGAACAGTGTTATCCCACGCGCGAAAGGGCTATAGAAATGGCGAAGATGGTTGCTCGCCATCTCATCCACGCGAATCCCGTTATGACAGAAAGGGGCATTGACCTTTACCCGACAGACTGTACAATCCAAGACGAATAAATCATGAATGACAAAGTAGCTATTTTAGAAGACAAAGGATTTGGATTCTTCCGAGTAACTCACTGTGGAAGTGTCATTGCAGATTTTCTTTACTGCACTGGCTCTGGTGAACAAGGATATATGACACGAGATTCCGCAAAGAAACTGGCAACGAAGATTGCCCGCTACATCGTTAGCAGAGGGACAGTTTGTACCATCGAGGGAGTATCACTTAACCAAATCATTTTCAACATCGATGAATAACGATTCAGATACCTATATTTGTGACTGCCCTACTAGCGGAATGTTCCGTGTCATGTACAGAGGAAGTTGCGTCGCCATTTTCAACTATTGCGGGGAAGATGAAAGTGGCTTCTTCACCGAGAAGCAAGCTAAGAAACTAGCCAACAAGCTCGCCCGCAAAATTGAGAAGAGCACGATTATCGAAACCGAAAAGGGAATCAAAAAGTTAAGACCAGATTTAAGTGCGGCGACGTTGTTCTTCGGATAGATACGGGGAGATGTGGCATGTGTGGGGATAGCATCCCAACAGGGTCTATCCTTCGGGTAGTGTCCGACGAGGATGTTGCTGGTGTCGTTCGTGTCCAATATCCCCAAGCGGATGATGAAGACGAAGAGATACAGGATGTTATGTGGTACGAAATCGACCACTTACCCGCGAAAGCCAAGGTAGAAGAATTCTCGGATGCCGTGAGGGTGTCCATGAATGGGGACGCTATTGCCACCATTCTCACGGACATTGCCACCCCATTGGGCACTCTTCACTTCGAAAGCTGGGCCAGAGAAATTGCCCAGTCGATGGCGAACATTATTAACCTTCAAATCTCATTGGGGAAGCTAACCTCTGATGGAATCAAAGTAGAAAAAACTAATGACAAGGAAAGATAAGATAAAGGAAATACAGAAGTGGGCGGGAACTACGCCCGACGGTATCCTTGGTGATAAGACCATTGATGCTATATGGAAGAAGATACAACCCACGGAATCCACGGTACCTGATGAACAACCCAACGATTCCCCGGTATCCTCGGCATACGTGTCCCCGGCAGAGCTTGTCCGCAAGGGCATGGCTAAGAAGATTCTCAACATGGAGGATTACAAGATTACCGGGCCGGAATCTCTGCGCGTAACTCGCCTCCCCTCTGGCGACGGCGGCGGCACGTGGGAGATTGCCGGTATCTGTGATGGGATTGAACCCAAGGAATTCAATCTAATCAAATCCATGTTGGACCGGGGCGATAGAGAAGCGGCATGGGATGAATGCCTCCGCTATGTTCTCGCTAATACGGAACCACTGGTTGCCAAGGGAGTTGCAGGATGCTACGCCATTGAGTTCATGCTTCGCGACATGACCTTCAACATGGGTGTGGCGGGAACGACTAAGGTCGTCCAGCGCATGCTCGACATTGGTATTGACGGCAAGTGGGGGAAAAATACCCAAGCCAAATGGACACATGCCATTCAATCATGGGATGAAATGGTAGTCCTCGATTTGCTGGACCGTGCTTGTCGTGCCCGCTATCATTCCATTGTAAGGGCCAATCCGGTGAAGGAAAAGTTCCTTACGGGCTGGATGAACCGATGCGATGCACGACATGCTTACGCCCTAACTCTGTTGTCAAGGAAATAAGTGGGGAATTTTCTTGACCCGTTAAACCCCAAATGATAACATGGCGGCAAGGTAATTCCTTGCCGCCGTGTTTAAATTCGTCGCACAGCTTAACACCATTGACGGCAACGTGTGGACTTTGCTTCTCACTCGTATCGTCGATGAAATGTCTCCCGCATATCTCGTATTTGTGGGAGTTATTTACGTGGCAGTAAAGCTGGCATATAAGTACCTCTCAAAAAAGATAGAGTTTAGTCTTGACAAGGAGAAGTCCTTTCTCATATTATTGCAAGAAGCTCTAAGAGTTATATCCGAGTTGGATGATTCTCTAGACCAATTACATGGAAAAATAGACAATCTACGAAGCGACCATGAAGAGATAATCGACCGCGCCTTCTGCGCTATCTCGCAACAAGATACACCCCCCTCCGACAGAAATGAAACTATTCAATCTGTTCCGAAAAAGCCCCGAGCAGGAACAACTCGAAAACGAGTTGACCCAGAATCTTAATCAATTACAGGAAAGCATCCGTGCGTGTACTGAAAAACTCCGCTCAAGGAATCGGTTCTATGCCTCCCTTCCTCTTGGTCGCGAGGGTGAGCTGAAACTGCCCAGAAACCAATGGGCCTATTTTTTACGAGGGAAAGTAGGAATTCGTTATGACGGCGAGACCCTTACCTCTTCGGTTACACAGGTTAAAACTCGTGAAGAAGTTCAACTGCCAAGAATTATTGACGCGGAGAGAAGCCATAAATTACTTGTCATACGAGGATATGTTATTGACAGGAGAACAAACCGCACCTATTATCGGGGCGAGACAGTAAGTTTTCAGCGGGGAGAACCAATGCAATTAACGTTGAACGGACATGTGCACATGTTGTGGACACCCCCGCTTCCCGATGCAATCATGCCGTTCTATCAAACCAATATACATGGCCTTGATTCCTAACACTCCGGCCTCCAACCCACAGCCTCCGACGATACCCATTGGAACCACGGATTCCTCGTGGCGCAATGGGTTCAGTCCTGACAGGCCAATGGGTGAGCCGATAATTAACTTTCCCACTCCTGTGGTAAAGAACGTGATGTTCTTCGTTGAGAGGATTGCCAAGAATCCCAGCGAGATTACCATTGAATTGGGAACGCCGTTCGTACCTACCGCAGGTACGACCTTCCTCCCGTTTATGCGGGATGCAGTTCTCGTGCATGTCGAACCCGTCAATGAGGCGGCGAGACAGCACGTTTATCGTTTCTACTACATGGTCCCGCCGGAACAGCAGTTCCGATATAACATTCAGGACATGAAGAAAATCCGTGACGGCTATACGTTGAAAGATACTGCCGCTACGGGTAAGTTCATGGGTCCGGATGCAGACACGGAAGAGTTGAAGGACTTCTACGAGATTACACGGGAATGGGTGGAACCCACGGATTCCGCGTATGCCCCGCTCCCTCTTGGCTCGTTTGACCCCAGCAACGAAAAGCTTGACCCTGACTTCTATGACCAGCATTTCTACACGGCATACGATGCCCAGCTGGTATATGAAGAAGTAGCCCAGTTCGAAGAGGAACACCTGCGCAAGTACTTTCGTAGGGTCATCCGTGTGTATAAAACCCTGCCCGGCCCGGTGGTTAAAGAGTTCGTCCCTTATAACATTTGGCAGAAGGGAGATACGGTGTGGGATGAAGGTGGTCCGGGAACGTCCCTGCCCGAATCTGAATGGGTGGCGCAGACTGCAATTAAGTTATCGAGAGAGGTCTGGGCCGCGCCGCTTTGGCCCGTCGATGGCGGAGGGAAGGAACCGGGTCAGGCCCGCATTCCTCACATGCCCCTCCTTGAACTGGACAATAAGCCCGTTAGTGCTGGCTGGGACAAGGGCAGTTATCCGAGTACGCAGATGTACACCCTTGTATCTATGTACAAACGGAACAGTAACATTGCGGAGAAAGAGGAACAGAACAGCCTCTCCGGTAATTGTTGTAACCCTGATTCCCGTTTTGTCCGGTGCATCAATACAACCGTGACGACTAGCCAGTCCGTTGACTGGACAGCGAACGGCGATGTCCCTGCGATTGACCCTCCTGACCCCGGCGAGAACTGTAGCCAATGGCGTGTAGATTCCTCTGTGGTGGTCCATGAAGGATATAGCCAGAAGGAGACGAGAAAGCAGTGTACCACTTACGAACAGATTGACGAGTTCTGGGAGAGCCAGTTCGACCGGATAACGAATCAGGTTTATCCGGTGCTTCGTAAAATCGTGCATGAACCCTCCACCGAGTTCGATAAGGACTGGCAGGAAGAAGGGTTCAAGAAATACACGGACTCCGTGGGTAACGTCTATTACGGGCGCAAACTGGAATCCCCGGTAACTGAGGTTTCCATATCCATCCCTGACACTGTGTGGGTTAAAGAGAGCTACAACCTCAGCGATTTCTCTGTTGGCGAGGACAACCCCAGCCCTACGGGATTGCTTTCTAACCTTAATGTCATCAACGGATGGAACGACCCCAGCTATCCTTCGTTCTCCAACTACTTCGCATTCACCTGCGAATTCACTTCCAACAATCCGGGGAGAGACAGGGGAACCGTGGTAACGGTCTATTACAAGAACAAACGCTGGTGGCCCATGTATGTGCAGAATAGCATGCCCGTGGAGCAATCTCCCGGCACCATCTCTACGGCCAACCTTTACTACAATGTCAACCCGGATGGCCCATGGTACACTGCGGACGGCAATTACAAGATTAGCATGGAGGGGATTATCTCCGACACGCTGTACGGTGAAGGAGTATCTGGCCAGACCTGGACGCTTCCCATAGGTTATATGGATGGTTCAGGGATATATAAGCGGGGAACCTACAACCCCGAAATGAAGTTTACGGTTGGCTCCCTCCCCACCGGGATTAGCAAGGTATTCCTCGATGTCGCTAACGGTCAGCTCAATATGCTGGTCTGGGTAGAGAACCCTAATGGCATCGCCATTAACGGGAACATCCCCATCAAACTCAACGGCACCAAGATATTCGACATTGCAGTAACCTCTTCCGTGTCCTCATCTAATGAGCCTCCTTCTGTTGTGACCCGCAATGGCGAGAAGAGCGAATACACGGATGGAACCTACTCATTGAAGGCGGCAGTAGCAAACCGGATTGAACTCTCCTACAATGGAACGAGATACCCTTACTTCCAGTTTGGTGCGACCGTAGCTACCTTGACCGGGAATACATTCAAGCTCCAGAAGAATACCAACGTGTCCCGCGTCGTCCTGCGCCAATGGGTGAACCCCTGTTACGCCGTAGATAGTTACATGCAGATTCCGGGAATCGGGTACTACAAAAAATATACTACGACGATGAACTACAGTTTCCCCGCCGTGTTCGGTTCGGTTCAATGGATTCCGTGGGATACGAGGCCCGACCTCTCCGGTAGACAGGAGGGCAAGTACTTCCCGCAGACCAAGATGATGCGGGACAGTTACTCCGGCCCCTGCACTGCCGTGGTAGAGGAAGCCTTCTCCCCTGACGGAACATGGCCTAAAGGCTGGGGCCTTGGGACGTCGGTACAGTTCACGACGAACAGTGGGTATTTCTCTTCGCCGCTTTGCGATTACCGTCTGCCCGCATGCCTCCACGGCCCGCTGGCTATAACCGTAACCATTGGCAATCAGGACGCCAAGTGGCTTCCCGGCGCGTTTAATACGAACTTTCCGGGGACTACCCACACAGATTGGAAACCTGTGACCTCCTATTACGCATCGCCGTGGAACGGAGGCATGATGTGCAAGAAAGTAACCATTTATCCACCCAGTTAAGCTCATGGCATTTATTACCAAATCCTATTTGACCTATCGCAATGTTTGTGACGAGCTTTGCATGCTCATTACAAACCAGCCGCCGTCCAAGTCCAACGTCGACTTCCGTCGTATATTGAAGGAAGCGCAGAACCTCCTGCTGAACGAGGCCACGGTATCCCCGGATTCCGTGGAAACCTTGGACTTTGAAGGAATCCCTCGCGGGGGTTCTATCTCCCTGCCCGAAGAGTATGATAGTATTGTCGAGGCATGGTCGCCCAGTGGCAAGAAATACCACATCATTGACCGGGCCATGTTTGAGAGCAATACTTGGTTCCGTTCCGAATATCCCAAGCACGACAGCGGCTATCATGCTATCATGCTGGACATGGGGCTGAATGAACAGAACCTCCGCACCTACTCGGTATTGTCTGGCAGTAACGGCATCAACGATAACCCTACGAGCAACGTCATGACGGTTTCGGCACGGTGCGCATTGCGCGGCCTGTCCCTTAACATTTATGATGACGCGGCATGGGAGGACAAGGAGGTTCGTATCTACCCCGGATGTCTTCCCGCATTGAAGGCGATGATGCTGGCCGTGGTCTATAATGAACAGGGCAATACCCAAATGGGGACGGACAGCTACGGCCTTGCCGTCAAATACCTGAACGACCACCTGCGCAAATATCGTCAGGGCACGTATCAGGCTCCGAACATTATTCAGAACGGCGGCATCATGCAATGCCCCGGACTTAACCTCATGTAATCATGGCTACCAAACGTACAGACATATCGAGCGAGACGAGCGCGAGCGGGGGCATCCCCGCCGCCAAG